TTTTTAGTTTCTTTGATAGGATTCAATTGTTTCGCCGCTTTAGCTACCGTAGGTATAGCATGTACGTCGACGTTGTTCGCATTATCATTAAATATTTTAATAGGAGATACTTTTAATACTCTCGGAATTTTATTTATTCTCGATACATCATTAGGCTCCGTAGGAACAGAGGGAATGGATCGTACATTGTTAGATATCTCCGATATCTCCGATATCTCCGATAATTGAGGTGCATTTTTCAAGGTAGACAATGTAGGCAATGCAGGCGAGGCAGACGAGGCAGACGAGGCAGACGAGGCGTTATTTGGTTTATCGTATTGACTAAATTTTTTATATAGATCTTCGTCGCTATTCTTCCAAATTAAGTTTTTCCTATCAGGAAGAGAAGGAAGTTTATTTGCCAATAGATTAATCATTTAATATATATATATATTAAATAAATTATATATCATTTTTTACTTTAGGTTATAACGTAGTCTTCGTATTTTAATTCATTTTCTAAAACATTTACTGATATTATATTCTGTTTCATAAACTTCTTTTTTAATAAATAAAATTTCATACTTGACGAAAATTTTTGTCGTAAACTATTATCGACTATATCAGGTTCTATTTTTTTCTCATTGGTATCAATATCTTTCGAAGTAATACTCTCATTAAGCAAGCTCTTCATTAATTCATATTTAGTAATTTCATTTTGCGACTTAATACAAAAAGATATATAATCGTTAATTTTATTTAAAGTTTCGTCATTTAGCCAATTGAGATTTATAAATACACCATTGTTGTTTTTCGTATAATTCTCACCAGTCTCTAATATAATTTTAAACAACTCTATAATTTCAATATTAGTCAGTCTACTTACATTATTTTGTATATTTTTACATAAATCTTTTTTATTCATAGTCATTATACGTATTAATATATTAATCTATTTATATAGTTAAAACTCATCAAAATCTACTCCTCCGCTAAACTCTTCTTCTTCAGCTTCTTCATCATATTCAGATTCTTCTTCTACGTCTTCATCATCGTCATCTTCATTCTCTTCTTCTTCCTCCTCATTTTCTTCTTCGTCGAATATAGAACCACCTCTGATCTTACCGCCTTTACTATTTTCATTCAACAATTTATAAGAACTTAATTCGTCGTCATCATCTTCTTCGTCTTCGTTAAACAATTCGATACCGTCATATACAGACTCGTCTAACTCAGAATCTTCTTCTTCGTCAATTGAAAGGTCATCTTCATCAATTTCCGCAACATCTATAACATTATCCTTATCTTTAATAATCTTTCCTATGATAGAAATCATCTTATCGTATAAGGTAAATTTTTTACCACATACTTGGACGTTTACAATATCGCCGATATTAATATTATCAATATTAACCTCAGATTGTATTCCTGAAGTAATTTTAGGAATACAAACTTCCAAAATAGCCATGTCTTCGTACATTCCAATAGCTCTTAGGCCCAAATTATTTTTGGCTATAATTTCGCATTTAATAACAGAATCTTGCGAGGGATTACATATTTCGGCAATACAACTTATATCAAAGGCTACATTGCCGTTCAAATGAGATTCTTTAAAATACCCAGCAGACCGCTTGATAATCTTAATAGTATCTTTTTTAATATAACCATGTTTACTACAACAATTTTCCAAGGTATTTTTAACTTTATTAATAATAGTTCTATCAAAATCTCTTGTTAATTCATTTGGAACAAGAATAATAGTAGTATTAAATTTGATAGGCATAAACATTTTGCTAGTCATTCTATATATATGTTATTAATCTATATGAATATATCATTTTTTTATTTATATAGTAAAAATTGATATATAAAATCTATAATATCTATATTTATTAGAGAATAGATATTATGGAAATATTTAAAGACGATAAAATATTTTCGTACATTGATAAACATAATTTATTAGCAAAAGAGAATAATGCAGAGTGCATTATTAAGCTACTGGGATCAGGAGATTGGACAGAGAATGAATATAATAATTTTATAAATATCATGAAGGCCGAAGATTACAACGAACAGATCGAAAAACATAATTTACAAATATTTTGCGAAGACAATCTTATGGAGGTAACCGGAGATACAAATATTATAAAATATTCATCCAATCCCTCGTATGTAAAAACCGATGTATCAATGAATAAATATAGGGTCTTGGCTAAAGATGAATATGATGAATTATTTAATTCCAAATTACTATTTTTAACAACGGCCAAACAAGCAATTGCTAAGGAAAATGCTCCCGTAAATTGGAAGGATATGCGGAAGTTCTTTAAGATAAATAAAAGAATCGTATATACGGATACCAAGACCAATATCAGATATATTGTTAACGTATGCAAATGCAATAAATACGAGCTATATGAAGCCGAGGATAAGGATCTCTTCTATAATGTAAATAGCGCGAGAATCATAAAATCTTCGCATAAATACGAGTTCTATATTGATATAACAAATGCATCTAAAGATATTGTATTACAATCAATTATAAAAATGGAACAGACTCTATATCTATTGCCTCTAATAATATCAAAAAAACAGCAAGGTGATATTATTAAAAAATATTCGGACCTCGTATCAAAGGATATTTATAGATATAATAGATATAATAAAAACCCGCCTCTATTAACTCCTAAACCAGTTACTTTAGAGAAAAAATATATTGTAGAACCCGACGATTATACAAATATCAGTATATTAACAGAATACACTGTTACTGAAAAGGCAGACGGCGAGAGATTGTTGATGTTTATTGATAATGTCGGAAAAGTATATTTAATCAACAATACCTATATGGTTATTGATACGGGCTTAGAATCCACTAAAGATTTGTATAATTCGTTGATTGACGGCGAATATATATCGTGCGTTAACAGACTCGATAATTCGTCCGTAGGATTATTTGCAGCATTTGATATGTACTACTATGGCGGAGAAAAGATAACTAATCTTCCTCTTATAGATAATGATATCAAGGAAAATACAAGATATAAGTATTTAAAAAATACCGAGAAATATATAAAACAGAAATCTTCAAATGTTTCTATCGATTATTCTGTAAAAGAGCATAGATATACTGATAATATCTTGGGTGATTGCGATGATATTCTAAATAATGATAAAAAATACCCTTACAGTATTGACGGTCTCATATTTACGCCAGCTAAATTAGCATTATATTCGCATTACGGTAATAAACCAGTGCAAATAACAGATAATGTAAAATGGGACAAGGTATTTAAATGGAAGCCTCCCGAACAGAATACTATAGACTTCATGGCTAAATTTGGAAATATTGTTTCAATAGAAGGTATTAAATATAGAGAGATTCATCTGTATGTTGGTTGCAACCCAAAGCAATCTGATAATTATACTATAGACAACGCATTGAAGGAGATATACAATAATGAGTATAGAAAAATTATGCGAGAAAAAAATAGGAGCTATATTCTGAAATTGTTTAAGCCTAATATATATTACTCTGAAGGAGTAGAGAAATCTTACGTAAGATTGGATTCTAAATTGGAAGCAAGATGTGAGAGCGGCGAACTAATAGACGGAGATAAAATTGTCGAATTCAGATATATATTGGATGACTCTATTCATCCGTCGATGCGCTGGATACCTATGAGAATTCGCGAGGATAAAACGAGAATATTTAATACCGGCGAATTATCTAAAACAGCAAATGATAATTCTGTAGCTATTAATATATGGAGTACTATTCACAATCCTGTAACAGAGAGTATTATTAGAGGTAAGGCCCCTATAATGAAAATGGATTTGGAGAATGATCTTCTGCAAACAAATGATATATATTATTCTCGTAATATTCCGAGAGACGAGCTATTATCATATCACATGCAACAGTTCCATAACATAGGGATCAAGAATATGTTGTATTCAAAACCTAAAAACAAGGATAATTTATTGGAATTGGCTTGTGGCGAAGGTGGTGATATGAATAGATGGATTGATAACTCGTATAGATTCGTGTTAGGAATAGATTATGTTAAAAATAATATATATAACCCGCGGTCTGGAGCATACAGTCGTCTAATATCCTCGAGAGAGAAATTCTTCAGAGATAAGGAAAATATAATAAACAAGGTAATATTTCCCAATATAGTTTATGTTGCTGGCGATTGTGGCAAATCAATAATTGATGGCGAATGCTCTTCTTCTATCAACGACACCGATAGCTTTAATACATTAAAGGTTGTTCTAAATAAGAAATCTGGGAATATAATGGAGCATTATAAGAAAGTAGCCTCGAAAGGCGCATATGGTTTTGATGTATGTTCGTGTATGTTTGCTATTCACTATTTCTTTGAAAGTGAGGAAAAAATAAACGCATTTCTAAAAAATATCAGTTTGTTACTTAAAAAAGGCGGCAGTTTCATGTGTACTTTTATGGACGGCAAAAGTGTAGTTGATGCTATCCGCAATAATGGAGGAGATATGATAGAAGGTCGTAAGGTCCTTGATAAAGGCAAGGGAATCCCATTGTGGAGTATCATAAGAAGATATGATATAGATTCTGAGATCGACTATAATAAAAAGGTCGATGTTTTGATAGAGGCTACTAAGAAATTCATTCCTGAATTCATTGTAAATTTCGATATTCTTGTTAAGAAATGCAAGGAGTATAATTTGGAATTAGTAGATAGCGAGCTTTTCTCACAGCAATTTAATAAAATCAAGAGTGAAATACCGCAAGATGATAATGAAAAAACGAATCTTCACAAAATTATAATGAAATTAGATGAAGACGAAGAGCTCAAAACATTTAGCTTCTTTAATCGTTGGTGCATATTTAAGAAATTATAATCACTTATAATCGCTTATAATCACTTATAATCACTTAAGATATTACTTCGTATATTACTCAATATTTATTTTTATATTTATAATTAAGATGATATTATTTTATAGCTCTAATTGTTCACATAGCAAAATGTTATTGGAAAATGTAAATAGATATGATAAAAACAAAACAATAAAACTCGTGCCTATCGAAGAATTAAAAAAACAGAATATAAATATAGAAACTAAAATACGGTCGGTCCCTGCATTTATGATATTGCCAAGCAAAGAATTATTATTTGGTAAAGATGTTTTCGACTATCTGCTATTGCCGGGGCGAGGAATATTATGTGGAGTTCAAAATACAAGATTGGATAAGAACATAGTAGATAATGGTAATGCTATAGACAATAATATTAAACTGAGCGAGTCAAACAATAATGACCCTTCGGCCTTTGCTTTAAATTGCAATAAATTATCTGATAATTTTTCTGCAATTGAAGATGACGATACTGCAATTCGCGATGATAAAAATTATGGCTGGGATTTTATATCCAATGATAAAAATATTAGCGATGGAATATCAAATGTAAGCATTAATTACGAAGATGTAGGTAAAAAATCTAAAATGCCTTCAATTGAAGAACTTATGAAGGAAAGAGATAGTGTAAAATTACAATAAATTAGAATAAATAGATATAAGGAATAATAAATATATTTTATTATAGAGATTATAATGTCAAATCAATTTGTATTTAATCAGTATTATATTGACTTTGTAAAAAGAATAAAACAGGCTTCGAGAAAAATGAAGGAAGATAATAGTGATGATGGAGAGCGCGAAGAAGGAGCCGAGAGCAAATATAATACCGAAGATTATTCATTTGCAAAGAAGATACTTAAGGGCATCAAGGCTAATTACATAACTTTTGATAAATCGTCTGATGAATACATTAAATATATCAATTCTCTTCCTGAAACTTTCTGGGCTTCTTATATTGAAGCAGAGGAAGGTAAATTGGACGAATGGTTTGATAAGGAAGATATAAAAGACGTGGAATTATTTACTGGTATAAGTATATCTATGATAAAACGCGTTATTAATGATAAATTCTTGATTCATCATTTCCTAACCGTTTTTTATTTGTTTAAAGACGAATTATCCGATGATGATGTTAAGAAATATATTAAGGTCTTCCAGTCATCAATTGAAGAAGATTTGATAAACGAGATTACTAATGAGAAACACAAGGATTTGATAAAGAGATTGAATCAATTGAAAACTAAAAATATCAAGGAGAAGACGAATTTAAATATGGCTGGCATGGAAGATACTATGTTGGGAAAACTCGCTAAAGAAATAATGGAGGATGTAGATATAGATAAATTGCAGAAGTCAATAGGCGAAAATGGAGATATCCTCAAGGCAATTGGTGATCCAGACAGTGGCTTTGGAGACTTGATATCGAATGTTAGTAGAAAAATGGCTACTAAAATTTCAAACGGTGAATTGAAACAAGAAGGGTTGCTTCAAGATGCTATGAAATTTGCTTCTGTTATGCCCGGACTATTTGGAGCCGGAGCCGGAGCCGGAGCCGGAGCGGGTGGTGCTGGTGCTGGTGGAGGAGGTGGCGGCGGATCTAAGAATCAGCCTGATATGTCTTCGATGATGAAAATGATGAGTGCAATGATGAGTAATAAAGAGGGCATGGAGGCTTTTAGTAATATGATGAATCCTAAGGGAGGCAAACAGAAAGATACTCGTGCTACTATTAATAAAAATGCTCTTAAAAAAAGTGTAACTATAAATAGATTAAAATCTAAGTTAGATAAAAGAAATAAAGAAACTGAATAAAAATAATATACATATTAGAATAAGAATAAATAATGTTTTGGTTAGATAATTTTAATGTATTATTATTCAATCCTATATTATACCCAAATATTAATATGACTTTAGATGAAAAATTGAATGCTATAGTAAGATTAATATTATTTATAGGAATAATTGCGACCTTGATATTTAACGATTCGCGATATATATTATTTGTATTTATAATTATGATTGTTTCGATATTAATATACAATTATCAGTTAGAAAAAAATAGTAAAATTGAGAGATTTCTAAATTCTAATGAATTAGATATTATTAATAATGAGCTATGCTCTAAGCCAACACACGAGAACCCTTTTATGAATCCGAATTTGATGGACAATAAAAAGAAATATAAATCGTGTCCTATAGAAAATAATAAGATTATGGATGCTGTTAATTTGAATTTTGAAGAAAGAGTGTTCAGAGAAACAGATGATATTTATAACAAGTCTTCTTTGAGTAGACAATTTTATACAGTACCATCAACGTCCATACCAAGTGATAGAGAAAGGTTTACTGAATGGCTATATGAACGTGGTCCATCTTGTAAAGAAAATAATGGCGAACAGTGCTATAATAATTTATATAACAATATTCAAAATACTGCGCATTTTTAGGCAATTGCTCTCTTTTTTTCATTTCTTCGAAGAATCAAAGAATCTCTCAGATTATATAAATAATAAAATACATAGATAAAATAATGATTAAAAAAACTACTATTAAATTGGATATAGAGATAAATGAAGATAATACTTCGATAAAAGAGGTAGAGTATAAGGATTATTCTAAGAATACAGATAATGAAGAGGATTTATTAACATATAAAAGTGTTATTAAATATGACTCTGATGGGAAAAAGTGCTACAATTCGGAAACATTTAATAAACTAAAGATATCCGAGGATATTGTAGATGAAATTATAGGTAACAGCAGTAATAAAGAGGACTGGAAGATATTAGAATATAAGAATCACAATCTTGAAAAGGATTATACCAAATTGTATGATAATATCAAATTAGATGTAAATTATGATATTATAAATAAAATAGAAGATAAAAAATATTTAGTGGATAAATAAATTATATTTATATTATTAAAATATAGATAATGAATAATAATATGTTTGATAATAATACTAATATATGCTCCGATGATTGTTGGAAAAGTGCTAAAGATTTGCATAACAATAAAATAGAAGGCTATAATATATATCCTAATAATTTGGTAGATTGTCTTAGCCCATATGTAAGAATGCCGGAACTCTATTTAAATCACCCCAATCTCAGAGGGCGCCCAGGATATGGCTTGGCAGACGATTGTCTTATTGATAAATATTCGATGTTAAGAAACGATCCTTCATCGATGACTCAAGATAGATGCAAGATTCAATTAAATAATAGAATTTTTACATCTGGCCCCAATTTAAGATGCGGTAAGACTGATATAGATAAGGAACTCGAATTAATAGAAGGGCGCGATACTAATAATGTAAAATGCAAGAAACAGATCATGGAAGAAGAAATGAATAACTTCATGCCCTTATTAGACTGTGTTAAAGATATACAGAATCCCGAAAACATTGTACCTAAATGGGTTAACGGCGGCGAAGATACTCGTTCTTATATTCATAGAACAGAATTTAATAAAAATTGTAACTGGATAGACAGAAATAAAAACTTTTCTTTATAATATAGAAGAGAGTAGATGAGTTTTAATAGAACGACCTATGATAATTGTTCCTATAAACAAGAATTGCAATATAATGTGAGTACACTAAGTTATTTATTATCTCCTTACAGATATGAACACGAAAATAAATGCAGACATCAACTGGGGTTTGTAGGAGGCACAGTTGTTTCACATATACAAGGTAATCTCGTCGATTTAGATAGCGAATTGAGAGGACAGACGAGAATAATATCTAAATGCGGTACTAACCAATATGTTCCTACGAATGATGGTATTATTAAAAACGATAAGACACAACCCATTGATACAACAATGATGCATTTGCCGGCATGCCAATCCATTATGTACAGAGAAGTTCCTATGCCTCCAAAAATAAACTATCAGAAATGCGTGTAAATATAATTTGCTCATTTTACTATTTTTTAACACAAATTACCTATATAATTTACTAAAAAATACCATAATATATATACGGGACCTAATAAGAAGGCTATTACAGCAAATAGAAATCTATAAAATACGTTCTTTATAGTGCCTTTCCACGTACATTTAAAAGACAAATAAGCGGCTATAGCGGATATGATAAATGTAATCATGTATAATATCGCGACAAAGATTTTATCGACGAGATTCCATTTATAATAGAAATCGGGATTAAATCCGAATAAATATAAGTATATTCTTTCGATGGATGTATAACTGTGTATTATCTCATTATCGTCTTCTGAAAACCCTTCTTTTTTTTTAAATAAAAAATACGGGGATAATAAAATTAATATCATATCTATTTATTTACGTATAAAATAATATATTATTTTATTAGATATGAACCAATATATAGATACAAGATTAAACTATGATAGTTGCAGCTATAAAGAAAAATTAAGAAGAACTGTCGGTCCCGGATTATACCAGTTAGATGTACCAAATAACGATTGTAATGACTGTTATAGAGATATACCTGCTGATCCTACCTTAAGATATCAACAGTACGGCCATAATACATGCAGTATGAAAGAGGCCATAGATGATTCAAATGAGTTACTTGGATTAAATTATAAGAATACAAAGTGTAATGATAAAGAATATATGCCCGGAAAATATAATAAGTCCGGATGCAATATAAAAGGCGAGACTGGCGCGAGACAATGTATGATACCACGAGAAGATACTCGATTATCGAACCCTCCTTGTACTTTAAAGGAAACTGGGATAAATAGATGGGAATGGATATGTTACGATCCGCAAGAAAGAGCGATAGAAGAATTTGATAGAATACCTGTTAATTATAGAATGGTCGCTAAAGATAACCACGTTCCGTGTATTGATCAACCACAAGACCAATCTGTATTTTTCCCTAATAGCAAGATTGATACTAATAATTTAGATTCGTGGACTAAATGCAATCAGAATAAATTATATATGCCCGGAAATCCCGAAGGCTCCATGTACCCAGGAGTATCTTGCAAAAATTATTAAATGTATAAAATGTATATATTTTGTTGTATTTTTTATCCTTTATTCATTAGAGATAATAAAGAATGAATATATCATCTAATAATATACCATCGATGAAGAATATATATGATTCTACTTATTGGAATAACATTAAAGAAGACGAGCAATCAAGAAGCAATGATTTATATAAAAAATCCATGAAACCTTATGAAACAGGAGTAGTTTCTAAAAATTCAACATCGGACTCTTTCAAACGTAAATTTTATTCTGAAATAAACGACGAGAATGATGATGGCGAAATGATGGGGGATTATACATATTCTTTGACTGGCGAAAAAGTGAATGTATCTTCGCTATCTCATAATAATATGACCCCTTTTTTAAAGAAGAATGTTACGCAAAATACTAATATCGAACAGATGTCTCCTTATCTCGATAATTTGTCTGGTAATAACTGTTTAAAACAGAAGAAGAAGGAGGTGCAATGTATGTTTAAACCGGAGGTAAATTCGGGAGGATATATATGCGGTATGAAGAATAATGACGATTTTTATAAATCGAGAATAGAAGTATCTGAAGTATCTAATAACTTTTTCCCTATAGAAAAGATACGCGTTGGCCCCGGATTAAATCAGGGGTATGGCAATGAGAGTACCGGTGGTTTTCAACAGGCTGATACTTTAGATTATGCAAAACCGCGGACATTAAATGAATTGAGAAGTAGAATAAATCAAAAACAGACCTATTTCGAGATACCCATCAAGGGACACTTAAAAGGACCTGATAGAAGAGGAGAAATATCGGCAATGACTAAACAGAGACCCGATACTGTATACGAACAGACTGAAGATATGTGGCTTAAGACTACTGGGGCAAATTCAAAGAATACTTTAAGATCCGCTCAAAATATTCGCCCGACTGCGAGACAAGAATCGCATATTGAATATACGGGTCCTATAGCAAGAAGCGAATTAAATCAAGGAATAAACGACGACTATGGTAAAAGTAAAATAATATTATATGATAATGAGAGAGAGAGCACTGAACAACGTACTGTTGTAACAAACGTAACGAGTTTAATAAAAGCGCTTGTGGCTCCTATCATGGATGTCTTAAAATATACGAATAAAGAGTATACCGTAGAATCTGCAAGAGGCGTGGGTAATCCCAGTATTCAAATTCCTTCTAAGCAGACATTATATGATCCTGTAAATCATGTTATGAAAACTACCGTGAAGGAAACTACATTACACGATAATGAGAATGGAAATTTAACGGGAAATAAGGAAACATATACGGCCTACACTGATACTGCAAAAACCACTGTTAAAGAAACTACGTTACATGATAATGAAGCAGGTAATTTAACGGGTAACAAGGAAACTTATTCAGCTCTCACAGATAATGCAAAAACAACCATTAAAGAAACTACTATACATGATAATGATACAGGTATTTTAACAGGTAACAAGGAAACTTATTCTTCTTTGACTGATTCTGCAAAAACTACTATTAAAGAAACTTTGATACACGATACTGTTATAACAAACGTTAAAGGTAATGATGGTATTTATTTAAAGAACGGAGATGACGCTAAGAAAACTCTGAGACAAACGTTGCCTGTAGAAGATACTGTTAGAAATATTGGCGGCGTTGTATATAAAGTAACATTGTATGATCCTGATATAGTTGCTAAAACGACTACTAAAGAAACTACAATAGTAGGGAAGTCAGAATACGGCTTTATTGG